GGTAGCCACCGAGAGCGTTGATGTGGTCGTTGATGATGTCCTGCACCGTGGCGGCGACTTGTACCTGCTGTACCGGTTCATTGGGGTTCATGCGTTCTCCTTAATGCTTGAATTTCTTCGCGTTCAGCGCGAACTGTGCTTCTTTCTTAAGTTTTGCTGTAGCGGTCTTTGATTTTACGACCTTACGGGCGGCAGCTTGGACGCTCTCGTCCTTGTCCTTGGCATAGCGCGTGAACTTGCCGCGGTTCTGTGGCTTGATGTGGATAGCTTTCTTCTCGCTATCGTCCATGAGTGCCAGTAAACGCTTGCTCGGCATCTTAGTACCTTTCGTCTGCACTCTTAAGGCCGTTACCAGTGCTACCCACGCTGTGAGGCTTCACACCGCTTTTCACAGCTACGTGCTTCAAAGCTTTCGCAGTGTGGGGATGGACACGGACTTTACCGGGGATAGAACCTTTGGCCATAGTCTTCTGGCCACGGACGGTTCGCTTTACGTCTTTCATGTGAGTCCTTTCTTAAAGGGGGGCTATTGACCCCGCCCCCTTAGGGTAAAGCCGTACAACTGCTTAAGCAGAAGCAGCGGTCTTAATGTTCACCAGCCAGTTGGTGTTCAAGGTCTTGGCTACGAACGCAGCCTTCCAACCAATCGTCATGAACAGGTTCAGGGCGTTGGAGGTGTCTTGGTCACCACTTTGCTTGATGATTAAGCCGTTCGGCAGGCTGTCCAAGTCAACAGTACCGAAGGCTTGCTGACCGTGGATGAAGTTGCTGTAAACGGTAACCGTTGAACTTTCGCTCTTCTGGTTGCTCGTAGCTTCTACGAAACGAACCTGGTAGAGTTTACCGACTTCGTTCTTGAAGATCTGAGACTTGGCGCTGTCGCCATACTCGCTGACGGCCAGCCAGACAGAGTCGTTGACTAGGTCAAAGCTGGTGTCGGGACCGATCTTACCGAGGTAAGAACCGTCTTCGTAAGGCATAGCGTTGTTCTTGCGCAGGCTGCGGCGAGCGCGGCGTACTTCGGTGCTGGTCAGCACATCGGTGCTGGTCACAGCGGTCAAAGCAGCGCGGCCGTTAGCGAGCTGTACGGTTGCACCGTTGAACAGTTCATCGCGGACGAGCTGGTCAAGGGTTTCTGCCATGTTCTGAGCCATCAGGTCAGTCTTTTCCTTGGCCTCACGGTCAATGGAAGTGACGAACAGCAGGTCAGTCACGGCTACGACGTTACCGTACTGGGCAAGCGTCGCGGTCACCTGGGCAGCGCTGGGCTGGACAGTTGACGGGTTGGTGCCTTCTGTTAAGGCGGTGGTTGCGACAGTCAAAGGACTGTAGCGGTTGAAGGTAATGCTCTTACCGCTGTTAGCTGGGAGTGTTTGCTTCTGAGCACCTTCGCCGAAAACGATAGCGGCGCGTGAACGCTGCAGGAATCGCTTTTCAAGGTAGCTAAGAAGTTCACCAGACAGGGTAGAGGTAGTAGTAGTTGCCATTGTGTTGGTTTCCTCTTAGTTGATTGTTTGTTTCGGCAAAGGGGTAAAGAGTGCTAGAGGTTGTAGCCTTTTGCTTTCAGATAGGCTTCGTGCTCTTCCACGGACATGTCGTCAACCGACTTCTCCGGCACGGTATCGCTGGTTGGTGTTACAGCGCTGTTATCTGCTTGGGTGGCTAACGTGGCACTGGTTTGCGCTTTGCCTTGTTCCACCGCTTGTCGCCAAGCCTGTACCTCTTCCGCTGCAATATCTTCAAGCCGAGGGGCGTTGGGGTTTATGACCAACTGCCTGGGATTGAGCGGGTTTGGTATCAGAGCTTCACGCTGGAATCGAGCCTGTATCTTAGGCTCCAACACATCTTTCGCCGGGTTGCCGTCTTTCAGTTCGTCATAGCGACTTTCCACGACGGCGGCCTGTTTCTCCGTATCGTTGATGAATTCATTCATAACCATGCGGTTTGCGAGTTGCTGGTACTTAAGGTCAGCGTTGACCGTTGATGCCTGTGCAACCTGTTGCCCTAACTGGTCTAGTTCGGAAGGGTCCAAGCTGTCGCGGCCCTGAACGAGTTCAGATAGGCGAGGTTGTGGCACCGCTGGAACGGGAGCACTTGACTGATCCCTCAGCTGCTTTAAGTTGCCGAGCAGGTTGTCGTAGCCGTTTCTCTTGGCTTCAACCGTCTCGATGCGTCGTTCCAACCGTGAAGGCTGGGGTTCGGTAACGCCTGACTCATCTGCTACAGGTGCAGCCGGAGCTGTAACTTCCGTGGAAGTTTCCTGTGCTACTGGTTCTGTCGTTACGGAAGTTGTTGGTTCGCTGGCTGGCGAGGCCGGCAGGCTGTTGTCTTCTACAGCCGGTGATGCTGGTACATCTGCCGTTGGTGTTGGGGCGGTTGATTCGTCCATACATTCCTTTCTTTACGTTTTACGACCACGTATCGCTCGTGTCGCCGCGTG